CTATCCCCTTACTGATTCGTCGCTCTCCAAAGGGTTGAATCGCACGGCGTCACTCAGGTAGTCGGGGGCAAAATGGGCGTAGGTCATTGTTTGCTGGATGTTGTGGTGACCAAGGATCCGCTGTAGGGCTAAAATATTGCCACCTCCCATCATGAAGTGGCTGGCGAACGAGTGCCGTAAGGCATGAGCTGCCTGACCAGCTGGCAAGCCTGGGGCGACGGCTTTAATGCGATCCCGCACAGTCAAATAATCGACATCTGGAAATAGCCGGCCGCCACTCTTTCCGTGAGTGATCTCATCAAAAAGAGCCCGTGAAATCGGAACCGTTCTGTTCCTGCCATTTTTGGTGTTCGTGAAGGTGACACGCTCGTTCACCACGTCTTCACGCCGCAGCCCCGTAGCTTCATTCCAGCGAGCACCTGTAGCAAGGCACACTTTAATCGCCTTTGCGTTATCACCATCCACTGAGCGAAGCAAGGCCGATATCTCTGCACGAGTGAGAAAACCCATCGCTCTTTGAGGGTCTTTGATCTTTTTCAGCTCTTTGAGCGGGTGCTCATGATGGTAATGGCCGAGCTCAATTAACGTAGTGAAAACGCCACTCAGCATATTCTGTTCGTGGTTTATTGTTCGGTGCTGCCGGCCGGTATCAAGCCTGCGCGCCCTGTATTCTGTGAATGCTTTTTTATCGACATGGCGGGCCTGTGGATGACCCATGGCTGCATCAATATTGTGAAGCTTTTGCTTGGTAGCTGCCCCCACCTTGAGAGTCTGCCCATGAAACCGCCACCACAGCTCAATGAGTTCGGAGAGGGGGCGAGTATCAGGCGGTCTTCCCAACCACTCTTTATCATGCTGGGTGGAGAGCACCCACCTTTCGAATTGCTGAGCCTCAGACTTGGTCTTGAAGCGCTTGCGGATCCGCTTTCCGTCACGGCCTTGCGGGCGGATATCAACCAGATAACCTTCAGGAGTAGATTTTATGCTCATAAGGGAATGACTTAATTGGCAAAAAAAACGCCCATTAGGGCGTATTGCATGATACTTAAACGCGCTCTAGAACTTGAGCCATCCGAACCCGCTAGCCATGACCCCACACAAACCAATAATGCCAGCTATTAGTGCGCCAAACAGGACTCTGAAATCAGTTCTCATATCTTGGCGGATGTCTTTCATATCACCACGCAGATCTTTGATGTCGTCTCTGACATCGCGAAGATCCCGTTGGATATAAGAAATATCTTTCCCAATTAGAGCTATTTGAGTGTTAACTGAAGCCTCGGGGGACGCTGTATCACTTCTTCTTGCGGCCATCTGTTCGAGCCCCTCATACGGAATCGAGAATCCTAGTGTGCTGGTATCATAACTATACATCCTTAGCTCCTCCAGCTTGCTCCTGAGAATCAATCCACCTCAAAACAGGTGTGACTGCATGCATAGTGACAAAACCACAATTCTCACAGGAGGATTTGTAGTAATAGTTTTGGTCGCTATCACCTGGATGGCCGGGCTCCAATCGGAAGTATGTGACAAACTCAACGTCTGCCTTGCCAGAACACAAACTTGCCAAGTCCGTTTTCCCTGATGTTGCCGTCTCCTGCAAGCCATCAGCCCCACAGCTTAGGCATTTACCAGTAACGTTCTTTGCGTCAAGAAATCGGAAGAAAAGCTGGGGAGTGATAGATTCCAGGCGATACTTGAACGCCTGTCTTTTATCTTCCATCTCTTTTCGATAAGTATCGTCCTGCTGATTATTCACCCAATCCCCCTACTTGCTAGGCTGCCATAGATACTGCCCGGTATGGCTCTTGACACATTTCTGCGTGCCTGTCGCTGTCTTAATACGAGACCCCCAACTGTAAGGTGAGCCCGCGTATTCACATACGGTCAGCCGTGATCGCTCTTGTGTTATCGATTCTGCGTACAGCTGTTTCTGTAATCCAACACCACCACCGGAGAGGGTCAGCACTAAAAACAAACCTATGCGCCATGCATTTTTTGCTCGCAGCGCTTTCGAGGCCACCTCTCTACTCGTGGCCAATTCAGCCACAAGACCTGAAACGTTATGTTTCAGTTCTAGCTGGGCTCTTAGTGAGCCATCACGCTGCTTTGAGACGGCATCTATCTGACGTTGATGCTGTAACAGCTCTCGCACATTTTGTTCATTGAGCTGACGTTCGTGGGTGACCAGGGCCTTAAGCCGTTGGCACTCATCCTGCAAACGCTGCTGCCCCTGCTGTAATTCTGCGACATCAATCGGATCATGACTTTGCTGTTGGAACTCAGCTCGCTCCAGCAACAAGGTCAAAATCTCTTTTGCTGTACGAAAATGGGCAAGCCGATAAGCCTCAATATTCTTTAGGCCAATCGCATCATGCACATACATCCAAGTGTCTTTGGGAGGCTCGCCATAGTCCTGGTTGAGCTTGTTCACCAGGATGTTAAGTTCCCAGCGTTGGCTGGGGGTTAACTCTGGCCCTAAGCTGTTCAAATATTGGGTAACGTTGACATCATTACCCGCAACATATTCGACCGGACCGACAAAGGTTTGACCATCCTCCCGTTCACTCACCGCTTTTTACCCTTCCCTATTGTGATATCTCCGGTCACCACCTTGCCGACCGTTGAACCCACGAAGTTTTGCTGAACCCCATCACCGCTGTTGGTGTTAGTTGCGCTACCAGCCATAGGGGCGCCGCCAGCGACCAATCCCGCCATCGTTGCCGCTTTCACCGCTAATGGTGCGGCTCGGAACAACGAAATCAATTGCTCTTCATCCTGGCTAAGAGCCTGGGTCGAATGCTGACCTGTGATGATGTATTGAACATCGGCGCCTATTTTTCCCAAACCAGAAAGCAGCCCAGCACCTGGCTCACGAGTACCGGCCTCGTAATTACAGTAGGTGCGTTTTGCCACCCCACCCAACCCTGCCATCTGGTCCTGCGTAAAGCCCAGCCGCTTTCTTTCTTCTTCTAGCCGCAAACCAACTTGCACATTCATTCAAATTTCTCTTGCCATATTGCACATTCGTGCAATATATTCTCGCTATGTCGTAGCTACCAACTACCACAAAGCACCGCAAAACACACAAACAAACCGAGGGTATCATAATGGTCCCTAGATCAAAACCTATCCGCATCCCCAGCGATGTCAGTGATTTGCCGGCTGATTATCCATTCTTTAGCCGTGAGACAGGCAAGGCCATCGTCAGCGAATCGCTGGCTGAATATGCCGATCGCCAAGGTGAGAACGCCAACACTATCCGCAGACGCGCCGACCGTGGCCTGTTGCCTATTTTGCAAGATGGCAAACGCGGCCACCGCCGTGTAAATCTCTACGCCCTCTATCTGCAAGCCCGTTATCAGGCCGAACGTTTCGTCACCATGACTGTGGCTAGTTGAGGCTGATCTCCTATGACCCCTCGCGAAAATTTCCCGGCCCTGCTCAGGGCCCAGATCCTACAAAGCAAATCCCAAGTACCGCGCTACTGGCGCGAGCTCAACCAGAAACAGCGGGCGGCCATCTGCTACACCGCCGAACTGCCGTTCACCTTTGCAAAAGAAGAGTTGCCGATCGGTAGGGCTGATAAAGAAGCCCTCCGCCAAGCGGTGATCGATCTCGACATGCAGCACCTGTTCCATGGCCGCATGTCGGAATACGAGTGGCACACCGGCTGTCTGCCGGAGTTAAGAGAAGAGAAAGGAATAAAGCCAGCCAGCGAGCTGGAGAAAAAAAGGAGTGTCTTGAAAGAAGTCATGTCCGCAGATTGCGGGCAAAAGAAAACCCCGGTCAACGGCGCTCGACACGCCTAACGGGGTTCCTATCAATCACTTATCACGGAAATTGACATGCAAATATTACCTGTCTGCCCAGCCGTCCGCAATGTTCGGCTGCAAAACCGCAAGCTGGCCAGCTATTCAGGCCGTCACTTGAGAGTCACACCGGACCACATCGCCGCCGCCGAACGTCCCACCGCCATGGCGTGGGGCTGGTTGTTTGCACGGGTCAACAACTGCAAAGGGGGCCTATGATGGCCTTCTATCCTATCAGCGCCCGCGATGCTGGCCACGGGGTGCGCTGCACCCTGCTGGAACTGCGGTTGTCTGCCTGGGCGCCACTCCCAACATCAAGAAAATCCCCAAGTTACGTCGAACGCCAATTCGCCCGCACTGCCGTGCGCTGGTTCGACACCCATTGCCACCTCAACGCCATTGCTCACTGCTGGAGCCGCCGCCATGTCCATGCCTAATGCCAATCTGCCGTCTATGCACCACCTCAACCATGAGGCGCGCCGCCGCCTGCGTCAGCTGCGTGAAGCCCTGGGGCTGAGCCGCCCCAAGTTCGCTGACAAGCTGGGCATCCCGCCCACCACGCTAAAAAACTACGAGCTCGGCTATCGCGCGATCGGCGGCGATGCCTTCCTGCGGATCGCCAACCATCACGAGCTCAACGAGTTCTCCCCCTGGCTACTGACCGGTACCAATCCGCCCCAGCTCATTCTCACCGCTGACGACATCAAGCGGTGCCATCAATAACCCCCTGTCTTGGCCGGTTCGCCGGCCTTATCGCTGAGCCTCTATGCGTGGGGGCTCATCGATAACACAACCAGGGGAATGCGATGGACGGATTCAGATGCATTGGCCGGATACCGGCTGAGATCCAGGTAAAGGCGATAGCCCTTTTGACCAGCCAGCGCCCGCGCCGGCTTACCCACGGCCGAGGGGATGTGATCGACGTGGGGTTGCGGTACCGGCTGTTTCGGCCGGGGCACTCCAAGGAATTTCGACTCATGACTCACGAGCGATACAACACCGCCGTGAGCAAGAACAGGAGATAAGCACCATGAACACGCTCGAACTGGCCACCGCTATTCGCTGCACGGCCAACGCCCTGATCGGCTCACACCATCCACCCCAGCCACCAGTACAGACGTTTTGTATCACAAGCACATTGGGAGCCTTGGTTGATCTGGCTACTGACTACGGCCTGGATAACGTTCGCGGGCAGTTGTTGGACAGGCTCAGCAGGATTCAACGCGGTCGACATGTCAGCCCCATCGAGGAGGTAGCTGTCTCATGAGCGACGTTATCAACGATGTCACCCTGCTGCGCACTGCGCTGATCGGCCTTATCGGTGCTGAAACAGAAGCGGAACTGCGCCAGATGGAAGTAATTATGCGGACCCTACCCATGCCAGATGCAGACAGGGCCGCATCTATCAATGCGATCCATGCACTGCTGGCCACCATGCCAACCAGCCAAGGGGAGCAAGCTCGATGAGCGACGCAATCAAGATCGCCAGCCAGGCCCCCAGGCTGATCGAGGGGATGCTGGCTGACATGTTCGCCGCCCAGGCAGATGACAATCGGGTGTGCATGGGCTGCGTCCAATCCGGCCCGCAGCACATCCAGATCCAGCTGGTTGTCACAAGCCAGCCCGATGCTCTGCTGGATGATGACAGTGGGGACGATGACTACGCCGAAAGCGGTGAGGCGGACCAGCCGAAAAGCGGGCTTTGGCTTCATTGGCAGGGGTACCGCGCGGAATACCTTGCTATTGGCCTAAGCGGCTATAGAGACGAAATCCTCGCTCTGGGGGCAATTCGAGCCATCTACTGGCTGGCACTCGGCCAGGGAGATACCCAGCTTGCCACCGAAATCGGCGACTGGTGGAGAGAATGTGCCCCGCTGCATGGACTTGGCGAGGTGATCCGATGACCGAGAACACCCCGGATTTCTCAGCCCTGCAAGCGGAAGTGGAGGCCGATATTGCCACCTTGTCCGCCATCGCCAAGGTAAAGCTGGCAGCCCTTCGCCAGTATCAGCACCAGCTCCTTGCCCTGCGAAAAGCTCGCCTGCCAAAGCCCCGATTTCCCCGGTGCCGCCTGCTGTTTGAGTGCAGGGAGGTGCGCCGCGCCCGCCTCGAGGCCTTAGATACCGTCGCGCATCAGGAGCGCTACCTTGCCCACCTGTCCTGTGATGAGCCCTTGCCGTTCTGATGCGCGACTACCACGGCGAGCTGTTCGACGCCAAACCCATCCCACCCAGGCAGCCCGCTGCCTGGAAATTGGCCGCAGCCATCAAGGCCCAGGCCAAGGGCATCATGAACACGCGCCGCGTGGCGTTGTGCTCCCTGGCGCATTCACGTCTCCCGCCTGCTCGCCGGCCTACGGCCGCCCTCGATCTCGATAGCCAGGTCGAGGCTATCCGCACCTACTTTCCAGGGATCCAGGGAGCCTATGCCCTGGACTGGGCACTTGATCTGCTCGAGCGCCCGATCCCCCGCGCTGGCGGCGGGTCAGGGGTGCAACTGCCCAAAGACCTGCGCGCCGAGCTGTTTGTGGGCTACTGCCGCCACCGAGCGCCGGACGTGCTCAAGGGGGTGGCCATCACCCAGGAGGCCAACCGCTGGCTATCGAGCCGCATCAATACCCTGCGCCAGGTACAGAACGTGATCCCCGAACCTCTCGAACAGCTGCGCACCAAAGAGAGCCGGGAATGCCTGGCCGTCAACTACGCCGAGCGGGTTATCAGGCTGATCAATGCCACCACCAATTTCGGTGAGGAAAAGGTGCCGCCGATCCGCTTGTGGAACATGTGCAAGCAGCCGATCGACGCCTGGGGCATGCTGCCCCACCTGCCCAAGTTCAGAACGGCCGAAAGCCGGGATGACTTCATCGTCCATCATCTTGCCCGCTGGCGTGAACCCACATGGTGGGCCAGGCGCCTGCGCAAGATCTGGGACCAGTACAATGAGCACTGCGCCATCCTGCTCGGCAAGGTGCGCAAGGGGGTATCCGCCTACGTCTCCAGTCAGGGCCTGCAAGCCTTTGTCGAGCGCCAGCGGATGGCCGCCGCCTGGCTCAAAGACATGGAAGCCTATAACGCCCAGGATGACATCACGATCAGCCTGGACGAGGCAGTGAAAGCCTCCATCGCCAACCCGGAAAACCGCCGTCATGAATTGGTGGTGCGCGCCCGGGGCTTTTCTGATGTAGCTGACGAAATGGGATATGTGGGCCTGTTCTTTACCTGGACAACCCCGAGTCGCTTTCACCCCTGGAAGACGGTCAAAGCATCCCAAGCCGGCAAGGCCGACAGCACAACAGAAAACCCCCGACACGACGGCTCATCCCCCCGCGACGCGCAGCACTATATCGGCAAGCTATGGGAGCGTTGCCGCTCGGCGCTTGACCGCAATGTTTCCTGGGCGCCGGGGTTGCCGGTCCCCAGCAAGTCACTTAACTGCCGAGGGTTTCGAGCAATCCAGCCTCACATCGATGGCCCCTCCCGCTGGCACTTGGGCGGGGGATGGGACCGCTACCGGCAAGCGCTCGCAAACACCCTGCGCCCCTTTGATGACCCCATCGACTATTTCGGCTTTCGGGTGGTCGAACCCCACCACGACGGCACGCCCCACTGGCACATGCTGGTCTGGGTCAGGCCAGAGCATCAGCACCGGTTGATCGGCATCCTACAACGCTATGCCCTGAGCCATGACAAAGACGACCTGGAGCGCAAGCGCCACCCCGACAGCAAGCGGCCTTATAGCGACATCACGCCCCGCTTTGACTGGAAGGTGATGGACAAGGAGAAGGGCGGCGCCGTCGGCTACATCGTCAAATACATCGCCAAGAATATCGACGGCCACCGGGTCGGCGACCAGGGCGACCTGGAAGCCGAGACCGTCGCCACCGAAGGCGCCCGCCGGGTGCGGGCCTGGGCCTCCCTCTGGGGCCTTCGCCAGTTCCAACCATTGAAAGGGCCACCGGTCGGAGTCTGGCGCGAGCTGCGCCGCCTGCCTGGTCGCCTGCAAGAGGCCAAGGGGATCCCCGTCGCCGCACTGGCCGACCCGGTGATGGAAGAGTGTCGGCGCTATGCCGACGCCGCGGACTGGAAAAACTTTACCCAGACCATGGGCGGCCCCTGCTGCCGGCGCGACGAACGCCCCCTCTCCCTCTACCGAACCGCCCTAGGCGAGCACTACAACCAATACGGCGAACTGCAAACCAGACTCGTGGGCGTGCGGGCCGCTGATGGCCACATCCAGCAAACCCGCTCGGGGGAATGGGTGCTGCGCAAGTGTGGCTCACAAGGCGCCACCGAGGCCAAGGCGAGCGGATTTTGGTCTGTGGACGAGCGCAGCGAGTTAAGTGTTTGCGAGCAACGCGAGGGTCTTTCCCCCCTTGGAGCTCTGGCAACAACTGTACGGGGCGATCTCAAAGGATCTAAAGAGGATCCACTGAGTGACAGGAATCTATTCCATTTGGGGCTAGATGCCGAGGGTGTGGCCATGATCCGGCTCGGCCTGGTAGTCAGGGTGGGGGACAGGTCTGTTTGCATCCGAAACGGTGAGCTGAAAGTGACCGAACGGCACTCATTAACATCACCCAACGAGTTATCGCCGTATCAGATTGAAGCCGAGGCCAGGCGCCGGGAGAAAAAACGCCGGGCTGCACTGGATGAGGTGCGGGGGCTGCTGGCCGAGTCGGGAGACTCAGCCGCCTGGCTGGCCAGCATGACGGCCACCGGCGCCGACGATGCTCTGGCGCTGCACTGCGCCCTGGAGGACGGGGACGCCGAAGCAGCCCGCGCCAGGCTTGACCAGTTGCGCGATACCATCGATCTGCAAACGTGGCCGCTGCCACCGGGCGAACGCCGCCGGGAGGCCATCAATAACGCCGAGTTCTTCGGGCCATCGGTCGATGACTGGGGCCAGTTTGAAAGCGGGCAGGATATGCACCGCACCATTATCGACGTCACCAAGGCACGCCTGGCTGACGTTCATCCCGAGCATCGCGAAGCGCTGCTCACCCACCTGATGGATAAGGCCGACGCCGCCATACCCAACGGCGGCGACATCGTCGCATTCGTTGCCGATCGGCTGCGGCCATTACCACCAGGCTCCCAACCATCGGAGAAGACGATATGACCCCTCAACAAGCCGATCGCAAGTGGCTCCTTAACTGCCATGTGCTGGATACCGAAACGACTGGCCTTGATGAGCAAGCCGAGATCGTAGAGATCAGCATCATCGACCAGGACGGGAGCGTGGTATTTGACTCCCTGGTGAAGCCGCGCCAACCCATCCCGCCCGAGACAACCGCGATTCACGGCATCACGAATGAGATGGTGGCATCAGCCCCGAGCTGGCCAGAGATCCACGATCAGGTGGCCGAGATTGTCGCTAGCAAACCACTGGTGATTTACAACGCCGACTATGATTTGCGCCTGCTGGAGCAAACGGCCAACCAATACGGGCTCCTGTCGATAGCGTATAAGGCAGATTGCGCCATGTTGGCCTATGCCGAGTTCTATGGCGACTGGAACGATGACAAGGGTTCTTACCGTTGGCAGCGCCTGACTAATGCCGCCGCCCAACAAGGGGTTGTCACTGACGGGGAGGCTCACAGAGCGCTGGCTGATGTAATGATGACACTCGGGGGGCTCAAGGCTATGGCTGACTCTACAAGCCACCAAAAGCCGCGTGACTAGCGCAGTCTGTCACCCGGCTTTTGATGGCCGGCAAGCGAAGCGCGGCAGTTGATTGGCACAAAAGCAAAGGGGCGCTGTGACGCGCCCCTTTTTATACCTGCTGCAATCCATCCAAAATGAATTGCCTGTTTTCCTTGGGCAACTGCCGCAGCAGTTGCAACGCCAGTTGTGTGGTGGTCTTGGCCGATGGGCTCAACTGCCGGCTGTATGACATCTGCGTCACCCAGCAGTGGCCACACTCCGCATCGGTGCACTGACAGTAAAGATCCGCCGTATCGCAGCTCAAGCGATGAGTCTTGGTAATGCGCCCACGTTCCCCGCACTCCCGACAAAAAACACGCATCAGCACCCCCTATTACGTCGAAATATTCAGCAATAGGATAGCACTGATAGCGCTATCATTCATCGTTACGCCGGCAGCGTATCATCGTAGCTGACCCAGAGGTTTTGAGGGATCCCGCTCTTGTTGATGGCATCCGCCACAAACTCGCACATGGGCAGCGTCTCGTTTCGCGCATACGTCCGATCGTACTTCTCCGGGTCGCCAAGCCCGCCCCCGCCGTTGGTCGGGATGATGCTGGCCAACACCGCCGGGAACCGGTGTGATGTCAACACATCCTGGGCAGTAATGGACTTGATGGCAGAGAACTCATCCTTGGTGGCAATGTCTCCCACCGGGATGAGCTTCACCCCATTCGGATCGCCCCCGGGAATATTGATGAACATCGAGCGAAAGTTCCCGACCCCCTTGGCGCCGGCAATTTTCTTTTTCAGCTCCTGCTCCTGGTCATCGTCCAGGTTCGGGTCGGTGGCGTAGAAAATGAATCCCATGTGGGCGCCGTTGAGAAAGTACCGGCGCCGGAACATGGTGGCATCGTTATTGAGCAAGGCCGATTGCAAGCCCCCCAGGTAATCGGGCTGGCCATAAATCTGCTGCACGGGATCATATTGTGCCAGCCAGATGATGTCCTCCTGCCGGTAGCGCTTGTGCTGGCCATCTCGCTGGAGCATCAAAAAGCTGCCGTCCGGGCAGCGGCGCAAGTAGATACTCGACAAGGGGTAAAGCCCTATCACCTTGCCAAAGCCATTGCGCAACTTGAGCATGCCCGCATCCCCGAACTGCAAGAGGTTATGCACAAAGGCTTGCACGGTCGGCCGTGATACGTCGTTGCTGCTGTCAAAGCGCCCGGCAATCATGTTGCGCCGCGCCATCAGGATGGCGCCGTGGTAGCTGTTGGCCCGGGCTATCTTGGCGAGCCCCATGCGATCGATGGGCGGCACATAGTATTCGCTGTAGGGGCTATAGAGCACATCGCAATATTCCGTCATCCAGCTGTTGCTATCGACAGCCTCCGGCAGGGAGAACGTCACGATAGGCGGGGTCTCATGGGTGGAACTCTGCCCGGGTTTACCTGCTTGGGGTGGTCGTTGTTTGCGGCTCATGCTGCCCTCGGTAAGTCAGTATCATGGCTCATTGCCCAGGTGGATTTGCGCCGCCGGCTGGTATCCAGCGGTTCATGGGAAATGGCGTGAGAAAGTGCGAAGAACACATCTGCGTGTCCCGTCAGTGAATCGCGCGAGGCGCGATACGTCACCTGGCCACCGCCGGTGGTGCTGCGTTTAATGGTCATGAAGGCCAGGGCGATGTCCCGCTCGGTTTCGTCCCAGTGGATCCGGTCTGACTCGACCACATCCACCATCTTGAGCACCAGGGCGGTTTTACTCTCCAGGCTGTAGTTGATCGGGGTAATGACGCTCTTGAAGACCGGTTGCAGCAGGTCATACACCCCCTTGCCCAGCCCCGAGACATCGACCCCCAGGTGGGTGACGTGGTACTGCTTGGCGATCTTCTCGATCTCCTGGGCCTGCCAGCGAAAGTTCATGCCGCGCCAATAGACCTTCTTGAGCACCCGAAATCGTTCCCCCTCAAACAGGGGCGGCGCCACCACAACCAGGCAAGCATTGTCGCGGGTGCGACTTGGGTCATAGCCCAGCCACACCTCGCGCCGCCCGAACGGCTCTACCGCGTTATCATCAAAATCGGTCCAGGCGCTGATATCCACCGCGGCCCGCTCCATGTGCTGGAACTTGAACACCGACAACTCATCGTCAATGAACATGCACATGTAAAGCCGGTCAAACACCTCCTCCGGGTATTCGTCGCGCAGCTCCTCGATGTCGATGAGATTGCAGCCAAGCGCAATCGCATCCTCCAGGGTGATGATGTAACGCCACTGGTTATCCGGGCACACCCGCCCGCCGTCGCGCAGCGCCCCCACATCAGGGAAGTCGAGCGCCTGCCGGCTTGGCTTGTTCCCCTTCCAGCGCTCCCCAGTCCAAAACCGGTAGCCACCGTGGGCCTTGCTCGACGGGGTAGAGAACCAGGTCCGGCGCAGGTGCTTGTGGGTGGCGCACGCCGACGCCACATCGGTGACGGTCTCAAAGCCCCGGATCCAGAAATATTCGTCAATGTAGACGTGGCCATTGCGCGACTGCGCCGACGCGGCGGAGGTGGAGAGAAAGTGGAGCTCGGCGCCATTGGACAACACGATGGGATTACCGCTGAGCTCAACCCCCAGGAACCGCCAGGCAATCTTGATGATGTAGGAGCGGAAAATCTCGGCTTGCGCCTTGGTGGCCGACAGGAAGATCTGATTCTCCCCGCTGAACACGGCATCCTCGAATGCCTCGCCGGCAAAGTAATAGGTCATCCCCACCTGGCGGGATTTGAGGATATTGCGGGTGCGGGGGATGGCCGGGTCGTTCTTGGCCTCACGCACCCGCAGCTGGTAACCAAACAGGGTCGCCAGCCAATCGTCGAAATCCTCCGGCACCAGCTTGCTGATGTCGTTCTTGCGCTGCTTGCCGCCCCCCTTCTTGGCACCTTTCTCCCCCCGGCGTGCACGCGGGCCGCCTGCTGATAGCGCGGTGCTGTCAACATCGCCAGCGGCCTGCGCCTTGATGGCCGCTTCACGCTCGGCCCAGGAAAGGGATTTTTCCCGCAGCAGCACATGATGATCGATCAGCCGGTTCAGCTCATCCAGATCGGCCTGGGTCTTATGGGGCTTCTCAGCCAGCGCCTTGTATCGGCGCTCGATCACATCTTCGATCGCCTCTTCGCTGAGCTGCGCCGTCCAGCCATATTTTTCAGCCCACAGGTAGACCACCCGCACACTGCCCAGCCCCAGCTCTTCTTTGATCTCCTGGGGCGTGTGACGGCGCAAGTACAACATCTTGGCCGCGGCGCGGGTCTCTTCGGTATAGGCCATGGGTGGGGAGGATCCTCGATACGGGTTTGAGGGCATGATATAGGCCCCCCGCCTCCCACCTCTTGCGCCTGCATTCGGATATTTTCGGATAACGGGTGATATCCGAAATCCTCCGAACGTAACCGCATGCAGCGCCGCACCGGCCTCGCTACGCTGGCGGCAACTTGTTACGCCGTGAGAGAGCCCCGCCCATGTCTACCCCTGTTGATCCATCCCTGCGCACTGGCTGGGTCGTTATCGCCACCGAAGGTGAAACCGTCGACGGCCGCCAGATCTCCGCCCAATGGATCGTCGACATGGCCGAGACCTACGACAAGGACGTTTATTGCGCCCAGCTCTGGCCAGAGCATTTTCGTTGGGGTGACAACATGGGCAACGTCATCGAGCTCAAGCACGAGCAGCTTGACGGCAAAGAGACGCTGTTTGCCGTGCTGGCCCCCACGCGCGACCTCATGTACCAAAACTCACGCGGGCAATACAAATTCTGCTCCATAGAACCCAAGCCCAATTTCACCGGCACCGGGCGCACCTACCTGACAGGCCTTGGGGTCACTGACCAACCGGCCAGCACCGGCACCACCATGCTGCGCTTTTCGGCCGCGCAAGACCGCCCCCTGGTGGGCCAAAGCCAACCCCTCGACTTGTCTGGCCTCACCTTTGATGACCCCAACCCGGCACATGAACCCGTGGGGCTGGCCCAACAATTTTTCCGCTTCCTTGCCAATCACGGCGGTGCCCCGGCACCCACTCGGCAGGAACCCCACACCGTCACCGATGAGGAAGACGACGACATGAAAGACGAACAATTCACCGCCCTGAACGCCACCTTGAAAGGCATTGGCGACAAGTTCGACTCCTTTAGCGCCAAGCTCGATGCCCTGGGCGCATCGCAAGAATCGGTACCGGCCAAGGAAGACCCCGCCAACGTCGATGCGAACAAGGACACCGACGACCAGAACGCCAAGCAGTTCAAGGCCTTCACCGATGCCCTGACAGGGATCGAGCAGAAGTTCGACGCCTTGAGCGAGAAGATTGAAACCTTCTCCCAGGAAGCCCCGCACCAGCGCCCAGATCCGCTCGGCGGCGCTGACGAA